CGGCAGGCCGTCAATCGCCGCGTCATACCAGCCCTCGATTGCCTGTTGCATCCGATCCGTGACCAACGTCTTGCACCCGATCACGTTCTCAATGTCTGCGTGGTTTATCATGCGTTCTGCACACCTCTCTTTTGCCACACATCTTCCAGCGCATACCGGGCCATGTCAATGCTGTGGTTTGCAGCATCCACATAGCCGGGCATCACCTCGCCGGTCTTTTTGTCTATGGCATACTCATACTCGGAAAACTCCCGCGCCGTCCACGGGCAGCGCACCGGGTCGATCACGATCTCTGCACGGCTTTGCAGCCACTTCATGCCGTCTGTCACGCTGGTGCCGCCGTTGGCTGCATACTTGTGGCAGCCCCGCAGCCCGCGGTACCCCAGATCGCGCAGTGTAGCGATTGACCGGTTGGCTGCGCTGTCACCCACGATATCATCCAGCAGGTGGGGCTGCAGCACCTGCGCCAGCGCGGCGTCCGTCTCCCGCTGCGCCCGGTGCTCCTCGAAAATGTACACGATTTGCCGGGCATGGTCATAAGATAGCCCACCAAAGTGGTTCGGATCCGGGTACCAGCCAAAGTCCAGCCCGTAGTACCGGCGGTCAAACTCCGCGATCTCCTCCCGCGTGATCGGCCGCAGTGTGATGTTGGTAAACACCTGCTGCCCGCAGCCCACCACCTCGCCCATGTACTCGTGGGCGTATGCAGTGGGATCCCGCTGCTTCAGGGTCTCCGCGTCATCGAAAAAGCGGGGACCCAGCCAGTCCGGCGGGGTGGTCAGGTAGGTAGTATGGTGCCGGAATTGCTTGGGCTTGGGCTCCCGTTTGTACCGGTTGACCCAGTGCCGCGCCATGGCCGGGCTGTTGAAGGTTTTGAAGGAAAAGCTGAAGGGGCCGCCGCGGAAAACAGACTGCTCCACGTTTCGGATCTCCTCCGGGCCGTCAAACTGATCAAATTCTTCAAAGTGCATCACGCCGAAATAGCCGAACGGCACCGCAATGGATTTCAGCTTGCCGGGGTCGTCCAGACCGTAAAACTGGATCGTCTGTCCGGTGGGAATATAGGTCAGGGTGTACGGCTTTTTGGTCTGCTTCCACAGGTGCCGGATCCCCATGCGGTCAATGATGCGGTTATACTCCGGCCAGACGCTGGTGGCAATGGTGTTGCCGATTTTACGCAGCACTACCGCGTGAATGTTTGGGGTGCGCATGACCAGAAGCACCACCTCTGTGGCGGCAAAGGTGGATTTCAGAGAACCACGTCCACCATCGCCCAGATACTCGTTATACTCGCCGGACCAGATCGCTGTATGAGCGGCGTAGTACTCCGGAATGATCAGATCACTTAGTTTCAGCTGCTTCGGCGCCAGCAGGCTCTGCTGCGGGCGGGGCCGTCTTTGGGATGTCATCTACAAACACCACCTTCCCGTCGTACCCGCGCAGCTCTGGGTGCTCACTCCACTGTTCGGGCGCTCGATTCTTCAGAAAGAAGCACATCGCGCCCAGATCACCGGACAGTGCTTTCTTGAACAGCGCGTCCTCCACAGCTGCAATGGCAACTTCCTTGCCGGTTGCAACCGCCTGCGCAATTTCTTTGTTTTCGGTACACCAGCGCCGGAACGTGCGCACAGGCACGTCAATGGCCGCGCAGATCTCGGCCTGCGTCAGTCCCTGCATGGCAAGCCGCTGCAAGCGCAGCAGCCCGGCGGGAGTGTCCCATTTGCTTATTTTAGACTTGCGGGCCAATAGATCACCTCCGAAATAAAAACGGCACGCACTGGCCTGCTGTGGGCCATGCGGGAGGAGGTGGCCCGCGTGCGTGCCGTTTTGGCTAAGATGCACCGGGAGCGGAAAGGAGTAGGAAAAACCCCCCCGGCGGGATAGCAAAAAGAAAAGCTATCTCCGGTGAGCATACCAGAGATAGCTTTCAGAAAACGAACGGTTTTATTTTTTCTTCTTCGGAGCTGCCTTTTTAGCGGCGGTGCGGGCATTGGCCTGTCCGGTGGCAAAGTTCAGCTTCCTGGGTTTGTCGAATCCGGTCCCCATAGCGGCGTACATGAACATGGGCTTCACCTCGCCGTTGTTCTTCATCACCACCATGCCGTCCCCGATGCCGCCCGCCTTGGGGGCAAAGAACCACGCATCCCCGTAGTCAAGGCACACGGCGGTTTTGGGATCGCGGGCAAGGGCTTTCTTTTTGGCGTCTGCATAGTTTACGGCCATTGTAAAATCCTCCTAGATCAGTGCTTGCTGGGTTGTACGAAAATACCTACTTTGTTTGGATCGGGCTGCATGTTGTCGATACGCATCAGATGCGTCTGGGACATGGTGATGTGCTTTGACATGGTACTCAGATACCCCTCAGACGGTTTGTACCAGCTGTATGCCTGCGGCTCCACAAAAAGCGTTTTGCCGTTCCGGCGCTCCGCGATAAAAACATGGCCGCACCTGCCGCTCTTATAGGTGATCTGCACTACTGCACGGGCGCCTTCGCCCCAAGACGCCATCTGCTTCTCCACAGCCTTCTGCGTGGGGGTACTAACCAGTGATGCGGCAGAACCGCCCTGCATGAAGGTTGTCCACCCGCGATTATAGGCGGGGTCGCTTATGCTCTGCGTTCGGGGCTTTGCTTCCACGTCATAGCCACGGCGGCGCATTTCATAGGCCCAGATGCAGCGCTGGCAGTTTGTCTGGTATGCTTCACCCTTGGAAAAGTTCGGGTTTGAGTCCCTGGCAGCGGGATCAATATCCATCGGCTGCCCACGCACACCGGCGTAACGGCTCAGAGGATCGTTGGGATCCGGCAGAATGTTCGGATGCTGGGGTGTATTCGGGTTGATGACGGCAGGAAGAAAACGCTGCCCACCACCTTTCTTGGAGGAGGAACTGCTGGACTTCGGGCCAGCGCCAGAACCTTTTGGCATGGTTTACCTCGTTTTCATGTTATCATTTTTTGGTGCGCCTTTCAATACTCACGGAAAAAGGCGGGATATGGATCAGCGGCCCGGTATACACTTCGTGCAGCCATTCCGGTTCCAGGCCATACCACAGCAGCTGCGTGGGGTGCAGGGTGCCCAGAACATGCTCCACCAGTTTGCGCATAGCAGGCAGCATACTGGGTTTGTTCATGGCCGTGACGCTTGACATACAGATCGGCGCGTTGACGGGAATCCCGTCCAGCGCCCATGCCGATAGATCCTCCCGGTAAATCACATAGGGCACAACACGGATCCCGCATTCCTGCCAGTACGCAGCGCACCACATTTTGCGGTAATGGTTGTAGAGGTTCAGCGCGCCCGGCCAGTCTCCGTACTGTGAGAAGTCCGGGGCGATCACATAGTCAAAACGGGATAGCAGATCCAGATACCTGTCCGGTGCTGCCCAGACCCGTTCAAACTGATAGTCGTCCAAAAAGAAGTGCAGCCCCTTCCCGGCGGGCGCTGTCTCAGTGAGCGCGTAATTGAACCCCTCCCACACGATATCGTCCGGCACGGGTTCCACAGGTGCCATTGCCGGGATGCCGTAGGGGCTGGCGCTGTCGAATACAGAGATCTGGGTGTTCTGCCAGCTGCGTTCTGCCTTGTATGGCCGGTCACGTTCCAGAGGCTCCTCCTCGGCATCAGGCTCTGGTTCTTCGGGCTGTTCCGGGGTCAACAGATCCACCGGCAGGCCAAACTTTGCAGGGTCAAAGGTCAGCTGCGCCAGCTCTGCGGACAGCACCGGCAGATCCCACTCGGCTACCTCGCCGGTGCTGTTGTCTGCAATACGCAGTTCCTTTGCCTGCTCTGGGGTCAGCTCTGCGGCCACGATCACGGGCACAGTGGACAGCTGCAGCCGCTTTGCTGCCTTGTACCGGGTATGCCCGGCAATAATCACGCCGTCCTTGTCCACGATGATGGGGCTTTGAAAACCATACTCCCGGATACTGTTTGCCACCGCGGCCACAGCCTTGTCATTTTTCCGCGGATTCTTCTGGTACGGCTTAATGTCGGCCAGCTTACGATATTCAAGCGCGTGGTCTGCGCAGCGCATAGAAAAACACCTCCCGCGGTAATCTATTTTCAAGACTACCGCAAGAGGTGCTTCAGAAACGAACAGATTCAACTTACAGCTGTGCGATCACGCGGGTTGCCATCATGCGCACACTGTCCGGGGTGTTGCCGCCGCCGATCATGCAGGCTACCTTTGCCCAGCTGACCTTGCCAGCGCCCAGAAACGCGATCTCCAGCACGCGCAGGGTAAGCGGATCCTGTACCCGCGAAATGTACGCCCGGCGCTCCGCTCTGGAAAGCCGCCGGAAAGCCCGAATACTCATAGATTAGCCCCTTTCTTTGATATACGACTTCAGCGCCTGCATTAAGGCGTTCTGGTTGCGGTCTTTGCTGTTCAATGCTTTTACTACCAGCTCATCCGCGCCGTGCTTCACGATCAGCCGGTGCACGATCACGCTCTGCTTCTGCCCCTGCCGGTACAGCCGGGCTTCACCCTGTGCGTACAGCTCCAAACTCCACGGCATACTGTACCAGATCAGGTGATGCCCGCCCTGCTGCAGGTTCAGCCCGTAGGCGCAGGAGGCAGGCTGCGCCAGCAGTACATCAAGCTCCCCGGCGTTCCATGCTGCCGCGTCTCGGTTATCCCGCAGCACAGCCACACGCAGGCCGCTGTGGTTGTGCTTCAGCGTCTCCACAAGCTGCTCCTCGTCAAAGCGGAAATGGTAAAATACAAGGGCTTTCTGCCCGTCCAGCTGGTCGATCAGCTCGTCAAAGGCATCCAGCTTGCAGCGGTGGATCTGGTGCATCTGGCCAGCGTCATCGTACAAGCTGCCGTTGCACAGCTGCAGCAGCTTGTTGGTCAGGGATGCCGCCTGCTGGGCTGTAATGGCTTCGCCGTCCACCTGCAGCAGGCACTTCTTCTCCATGGTTTTATAGGCTGCTGCGGCCTTTGCATCCAGCACAACGGGCACGTCCTCCACGATCTTTTCCGGCAGCTCCAGCAGGTCGGCGGCTTTGAAACTCAGCACCAGATCAGAGATCTTGCGCCGGATCGCATCGCCCGCCCCGTCCTTGGCTTCCCAGCTGTATTCTGTGGGCCAGAAATAGGTCTGCCGGTAGTGCGTGACGTACTTGCTCAGCCGCTCCCCCTGATCCAGCAGATAGATCTGCGCCCAGAGGTCCAGCAGGTTGTTGGGCGCCGGGGTGCCGGTCAGCTCCACCACCTTGGCGATCTTCGGCCGCACAGCCTTCAGCGCCTTAAACCGCTGGGCAGCGTGGTTCTTGAAACTGGATGCTTCATCCAGCACCACCATGTCAAAAGGCCAGTGTCTGCCGTAGTACCCCACCAGCCAGTAGCAGTTTTCGCGGTTGATGATATACACATCTGCCGGGGTGTTCAGGGCTGCAATGCGCTGCGCCTCAGTGCCCAGCACAGTGGAGATCCGCAGGTGCTGGAGGTGATCCCACTTCTGCGCCTCGTCCTGCCATGTAGCTTCTGCCACCTTCTTCGGCGCCACAACCAGCACACGCCGGATTTCGGCGGCATCGTAGATCAGGGTATCAATGGCGGTCAGGGTAACTACGGTTTTGCCCAGACCCATCTCCATCCACAGCGCAACGCTGGGCTTGTCAAGGATCGCGTTAATAGCCGCTTGCTGATACAGGTGCGGCGTGAAATGCTGCATAAGATTTGACCTCCTCTTTTTTTATGGCACGGGTCAGTCCTCGTCCTCGCTGTAAGGGCACCTCGCATGAAATGCGTCTTTACTTAATTCAAACCGGTTATGGCTATCGGCAGCAAGGTAGCTTGCAACCTCTTTTGCCAGCCCCACTGTGCCGACCTCAAAATAACGGAATCCAAACTCCCGCAGCTTTTTGCCCCACCATTCCTGCAATCCTGCCGCTTTGACCTTTGCACCAGGGCGCTTCAATTCCACAAAAGCAATGACGCCGTAGGGAAAGAGAATGATCCGATCCGGCACGCCCGTGTGTCCGGGGCATACCCACTTCAGGCACAGCCCGCCTTCGTCCTCCACGGCCTTCCGCAAGGCGGCTTCTACCGTTTTCTCTCGCATTTTGTACTCCTTTACTTGATCCGGCTGTCAACCAAACCCGAAAATTTGAAGTTGACGGGAAAAATGCAGCAGTGGAGCCGCTTTTCCGGCATCTGTCAACGTTGTCAACCAAAATGTCTTATATACCCTCGCGGGCACAAGCATACAAGCGTGTGCGCCTTATGCGTGCGCTTGTTTTCTTCTTTTCTACTTCTTCTAGTAGGTTTTATAGTTGACAACGTTGACAGAACCAGAAAAACAGCTTGATTGCTTGCTTTTCAGCGTCAACCAGTTTGTCAACTAAACAAAAATGCCCGGTTGACAACGTTGACAGATAGCTTGTTTTCTTCGGTTCTTGGGGAAATTCCGCTTTTTACGTTGACACGGTTGACAGCTGCTTATTTCAGCAGTTCCTCGCTTTCACAAAACGCCCGGCAGGCGGTGCACTTCGTCAGTGGCTTGTCCAGCCAGATGTTGAAAAGATCGCATTTCGGTACATTCCATTCAGGCGGTGCTTTGCGCCCGTGCGTGCGGTTCCGTACTTTGTAGAACCGGCACACCTGATAGTAACCTTCTGAATCTTCGGGAAATGCACAGCCGTGTTCCGGCACTAAAACCGGCGGGTGGATTATGGTTCCCGGTGTTAAGTCGGCCATATTTACTGCTCCTCTCTGACCCATACCCGCTGCGTACCGTAGGGGCCGCAGCGGCGGCTGTTCTTCAGGTTTACCCATCCGGGGATATTTGCCAGCACCGCGGAAATACGCTTGGATTGCTGCCGGTCAAGCTCCCTGCCGGTACGGTCGATGCACTCCCGCCAGATCTCGTTGACGCATACGTTGGTGCGCTGCACCGTGTTTTCTGCGCTCTGACCGGAGGTCTCCCAGTAGCAGATCCGCTGGTCAATGTCGCGCTTCATCCAGTCTGTGGGCACCGGACGGTTCAAAAAGTCCTCGATCTGACCCTCCCACGGGTCACGCTCCATGTGCGCCTGCTGCTCTGCCACGGCAGCCGCCAGCAGGTCATCCCGCAGGATCAGCTCCTCACCCTGCTGGTAGCAGGCAACGGCTTCAGCCCAGATCTGATCTACTTCTGCGGGGGTCAGATCGTCATGCACCAGCTTCGTCCTGCGCTCAAAACTGCAATCTATGGGCCAGTAACGGCGGTTTCCGGTGGCGTCCCGCAGGAAGTCGGTGCTGTTGGAGGTACCGAAAAACACACAACGGCGGGGATACTGCACCGTTCTCCGGCCATAAGCCGCCCGGTATCTGTCCTCGGTCTGGCTCAGAAACTGCTTGGCGGCCTCGCTCTCAGAGCGGGAAAAAGCAGTCATCTCGCCCAGCTCTACGATCCAGACGCCCCGCAGATTTTCGCGGGCTTCCTTGCCGTCAAAGCTGGTGATACTGTCGTTGAACCAGTCCCGCCCCAGACGGGAGAGAAGCAGGCTTTTGCCGATGCCCTGCTTGCCGCTCAGGATGCAGATCTGGTCAAACTTGCACCCCGGACGGAAACAACGTGCCACGGCAGCCACCAGCATCTTACGGGTGACGGCGCGGGTGTAGCTGTTATCCTCGGCGCCCAGATAGTCAATGAACAGGGTATCCAGCCGCTCTTTGCCGTCCCACTTCAGCCCGGACAGATAGCTGCGCACCGGATCCTTGGCGTGGCGGCTGCCGGTCAGGGCTACCGCGTCCGCTGCCTTGGCGGTACCGCTGAAGTGGTAGACCGTCTCCAGATACCAGCGCACACCCGCGTCATCCTCGTCAGCCCAGTCCCGTTCACCGTCACGCCCCGGCCACGGGAACGGGCCGGCGCACCGCAGACGATCCGCAAAGGTGTCCTGCCAGATCCTGCCCTTCAGCACCGGGTCGTTCTCAAGGATCACCCACGCGTTCTGCGTGGTGCAGGCCAGCGCACCCTTCTGGGTGCGGATCAGCTGCTTCTGCCAGTCCTCGGCATCGTCCGCGGCTTTCTCCGGCTCCTGTTGGAGGTCATCCTCTACCGGGGAGAACCCAGACAGCGCGTTTTTAACGGTTTCGTCCCGCAGCCGCGCTGCAGTCGGGCCGTCACTCTCAGCCAGGGTGCGCATCTGCTGCCAGCTGGGCAGGGAAGCTGTGGGCGTGCCGGGGGTCACGTCTGTATCGAGATCCCCGAAGCGGTGAATCCGAACCAGATCCCACGCGTTCAGCAGCTTGCCTCCGGCGGGGTCTGTGCTGTGGTGGCTGTAGATAAAGTGGTCGTCATCGTACAGCACCGCGCCTGCGGTGGTGCTGCCCAGCGCATAGGTCAGGCGTCCGGGGCCGGCGTCCACATAGACGCCCGGCAGAAACTTCTCGATTGCTGCCGGAATGTCGTATTCTCGGCAGAAAGCGCCCACAGCGCCGCTCTTGGCTGTGGGGTCGGCCTGCTTGCCGCCGGGCAGCGTGACCGTCTCAGAGGGGCAAGCAGGCCACTGCCTCACGTCATGCCAGTCCAGATATGCGTCCAGCAGCTCCGACACGGCAATGCGCTCACCGTCCGGGGTGTACTCGCACACCCACTTGCTGTCTGCGCTGCGGCTGGGCCAGTACATCAGGCGCTCGTTTTCAAAGGTGGTACGGTCAAAGACCGCCATTTCAGGGTCCAGCATCTGCGCCAGCATCCGGGCGCAGGGCTGGTACTCCTCCGGCTGCATCACGCGGTCTGTGGGAAAGATTGCCCGCAACCGGGGGTGCTCCGGATCGTGCTTCCGGGTGGAGTAGACTGCCGCCGTGCCCATGGCCTTAATGGCAGCCACCCACTGCTCCGTGCTGCCGGGTGCACAGTTGTCCATGTCCAGCGTGATCAGGCTGCGCCCGGTGCAGCAGCCGCGGCGGCGGCGTAGACCGTCCCGCAGGCTGCCGCCCACAAAGCCGCCCATGTCCTTGCGTTTGTCCTGTTCGGCCTTGGGCAGGTTCATGTACTCGGCGTGGGTCTCGGTACCGCAGTTCGCTTTCATGTGCTGGTAAAGCAGATCCGTGAAGTCCTCCCAAGTAGGGGACAGTGCATCCCATACTGTGGCCCATCGGCTGCCCGCTATGCTGATCGTGATCGGTGTAGCGCTCATTTGTCTTTGTCCTCCTTCAGCGGGCCATATTTGAACGTCTGCCCCACCCAATGTGCCAGCGCGTCAACCTGCGTCCGTCCACGCGCCCCCAGCCGCCCGCAGCGGGTACAGCCCACAGAGTACCCGCCATCATTGCCGTACTTGCTCTTGCGGTAGCGGATCAGCCCCACAGCGCCGTGCGGCCGCTTTTCCGGGTCGTAGGTTTCAGCACCGCAGACGCAGCGGGCTTGCTCGCCCAGAAAGGGCAGGCGATTGTCTTTCTTCTGGGTCATCTTACAGTTTCCCTCCAGTCCTTTGACAGGATCACATGGACTTCCAGCCGGCGTAGGATGCGCATGGCCTTGTCCACACCCTTGGCCTCGTTGTAGCGCTTGGCAGCCATCAGGGCGTCATACTCCGTCTGCAAGCGCCACAGGCTGCTGTCGAGGGAGACAGCATACACGGCAGCGCCCTCCAGAATGATGGAATTTTTTTTTGTTGTGCTCATGGCCTTAGTCCTTCGTGAAAAAGTCACCGTACCAGCCTGCCGCGTTCAGGGGCAGACCCTGCGCCCAAGGGGGTACAATGCTCATAATGTCGATAACGTTCTGCAGCGCCCACTCTGTATCTGCGGTACGCCGGGAAGGGTACTCAATCACCACTTCGTCATGGACATGGAACACCACCCGGTAGTTCGCCCGGCGCAGGTTGTCCAGCGCAAAGGCCAGACAGTCACGGCCCACGGCTTGGGTCAAGTTCTCGGTCAGCTTACCGCCGTAAGTCTCGGATTCAGACCAGTGGCCGTAGTCCCACTCTTTGTAGGTGATCCGGTCATCCTCGGTGGTGCCGGGATCTGCATAGTACAGCTTGCGCCCGCTGGGCAGCTGCATGGTCAGGAACGGAAAAGGACACTCCGGGGTCATCTCCTTGCGGAAATACACACCCTCCCGCGGGCAGGTGGTTCTGCCGGTGCGGATCGTCCGCACAGCGGCCTGCTGCATCCGGCGCCACAAGGCGCAGATCTTCGGGTTTTGTCCCCGCCAGCGGTTCACGATATCCTGCAGCCCGGCATCGTCCAGACCCAGCTGATCGCCGCCCATGCGCTTCATGGCACCCACGCCGCCCTGATAGCCCAGCGCCAGCGTTGCCACCTTGCCGCGCTGGCGGTACTTGTAGTTCGGATTGCCTTTGACGATGCTCTCAAACGGCACGCCGAAAATACGGGCTGCGGTGGCCTCGTAAATCTTGCCGGTGGTGCGGAAAACATCCAGCACCCAGTCCTCCCCGGCCAGCCAAGCGATCAGCCGCGCCTCGATCGCGGAAAAGTCCGCATCAATGAAGGTGTATCCCTTGCCGGGTACCAGCGCCGTGCGGATCATCTGACTTAGCGTGTCATTGACGTTACCGGTCAGAAGCTCGATGCTGTACGCATCGTGTAGCTTGATGATCCTGCGCCAGTCCTCTTGGTGGTCAAGGTATGTACGGGGCAGGTTCTGCACCTGCAGCAGCCTGCCAGCCCAGCGCCCGGTGCGGGATGCACCGTAGAACTGCAGGGTGCCGCGCACCCGATCATCCGGGCCCGCGCAGGCGGCAATGGTGTCGTACTTGGTGCAGCTGGTTTTGCCCATCTGCTGACGCAGCTCCAGCACCCGCCGGGCATCTGCCGGAAGATCCCCGGCCAGAGCGTGCGCCACGGCGTCCTTGGTCAGCCCCGGCAGATCAACGCCGCGGTTATGCAGCCAGCCCAGCAGCTGATCCCGGCTGTTCGGGTTCGCCAGCCCGGTCAGGGTCGTGCACTCAGCGGTCTGCTCCTTCTCAACCTGTGCGGCGCAGCTTAGCGCACCGTTCACAAGATCCATATCCACTGCCACGCCCATGGCGTTCATTTCCACGTCATCCCGCCACTGCTGCATCAGAGCCTCTGGCACCGGCCAGTGCGCAAGGCGCCGGTCATTGGCGCGCTCTGCGATCACGTCCATGCCGTTGTACTTTTCGAACAGCTTCCACTTGGCAGGGTCGTGCGCCGGCAGGTTGCGGGTGCGCCCGCCGTTGCGCTTTGTGGGCTTGCAGGGCTTGCAGAAGTAGCCGATCAGGGCTTTACCTTCCTTCATTTTCAGCGCGTCCTCCGGCTGTTGTAGCACCTTACCCAGCGCGCCCAGTTGGGCAGGCAGGCCGCAGTACAGCGCATGGATCATGCTGCACTCCCACTGCTGCAGCCAGAGCACCCGTTGTTCCCAGTCAAGTCCCATGGCCTCCGACAGGCACCACCACTCAAAGGCGGCGTTGTGGGCCCGCTTGGTGTAGCTGTCATCCAGCAGCCACGGCAGCTGCTCCCGCAGAAAATGCTTGGTGTCCGGCCAGCTTGTCAGGTCAATGACCTTTGGGGTATCGGATTCTTCAGAGACGTATCCGAACAGCAGCACTTGAAACTCTGGATCCTGTGCGTACCGGAAAAGCCCGACTTCGCTGATGTCCTGTGGGGAATAGGTCTCAATATCAACCGTGATGATTTTCACAGGGCAGTCCTCCTTTTGAAAAGAACCGGGTGCCGTTTCGGGGCACCCGGCGTATTACTTAGCCCAGCATATCGGCTGCATCATCGTCCAGCACGTCAAAGCCTTCCAAGCTGCTGCCGCCGCTCAGTCGCTCACCGTCACGCACCTTCTGGATGACCTCCAGCCCGGCGCCGATGCCCTTGTTACCACTGGCGCTGAAGCTGAACAGACCGATCTTCACGTTGGCGTAGCAGCCGCTGTACACCTCGTCCTGATCCAGCACGTCATTGCACTGCCGATCAATGATGCGCGGGTGGCGCTTCTCGCTGGCATTGGCGTTGATGAAGTAGCAGCCGGCGTAGTTTTCATCGTCCTTCTCCTCGTCACCATCACGCAGCGGGGACTTGAAACTCTTCTCCGGGGGCAGCTTGCCGCCCCACTTTGCCAGCGCCACAGGATCCTTCTTGATCCGCTCGATCATGGCCTGCAGACGCTGCACCGTCTTGGTGTCGCTCTTGGGGATCAGCAGGCAGCAGCTGTACTTGGGATCGCCGGTGCCGTTCACCTGCTTGGGCTCCCAGATGTTGGCGTAAGACAGGCGGCAGGGGATAATAATTTCATTTGCGTTCATAGTTAGTCCTCCTCGGCTTTGAAGCCGTCCAGATTGTTATAGGCGGGGCGCGGGTCGCTGTCATTGGCCAGCTTTGGTGCGCCCGGCGCTTTCGTGATAAAGGCAGACATGGTCTCAGCAAACTTCTTCTTGCCGATCATCTTTTCTGCCACAGTAAGGGAGATGGGGGTGCGGGTGTACAGCATGGCTTCGTCAATGCCCGCAGCCTGCATCTGCCGGAAAGCCGCGTCCTGATCGCTCCATTTGCGGGTGCTGCGGCCTTCCACCAGCTTCCAGCCGGGGATCTGGTGGCCATCCAGCAGAGCCTGCTGCGCGTACTCCTCCAGATCACGGGCATAGTCAGCCAGTCCCACCAGCTTCCGCAGCCACTCACCCAGTTCCTCGTCAGAGAGTGTAGCGGGTTCCGGGTAAGGCTCAAACCCGGCCAGCGGGCCATACTGCTTCTGCCATGCCCGGCAGGAAGGATAAACTTTGCAGAATCTGCAATGACCTCCGGGGTGGTACACGCCCTCGCCCCGCCATGCCATCTCGGCGGCAGGCTGCAGCACCTCCCGTGCCCAGTCCAGCAGATCCGCAAGCGGCATTTCAAAGGTTTCCGGCTCCTCTTGGATCCGGGGCTGCACGATGCTCATGCGCACGGTCTGGATCTCATCCGTTGCGGCGAACAGAGCATACGCGCCCAGCGCGTAGTACATCAGCTGGGGGTTGCGCACCGGACGTACCGGGACGCCCTGCCCATACTTGAAATCCACGATGTGCAGCACGCCGTCCCCGATCAGCAGGCAGTCGCAGGTGCCAAAACCTCCGGGCACCCACTGCTCCACATTGACCTCCTGCTCAATAAACACGCCGGGGCAGGAGGCAAAACCAAGCCACAGGCCATGGAGAAAATCCACATAGAGATTTGCCGCGCGTATCATTTCAGCCGGATCATCGGGCTGACCGTCCAGACGAATAGATTCACCGAGAACAGGAGCTACCCGCCCGGCTTTCCAGTACTTCAGACAATGCCGCAGATGGGCTTCGCACACCTCATGCGCCCGGCTGCCTTCCTCGGCATACTTGCTGGATCCACCTTCCATGTTCTCCGTCAGACGGGCAGAGGGCGGGCAGGCGATCCACCGGGCAGCGTTGGACGCGCCCAGCAGCGCGTGTTTAATCGGCGGCATCGAGTTCCTCCTTGATCTTGCACAGCTGCTCCCACACGGCGGTGTAGCTGTCCTCCGGGATCTTCGACACCATCCGGGCACCTGTGGAGTTGATGACTTTCTGGACTTCCTTGCTCTTGCCCGCAGCGATCAGGGAGCGGGCAAGGTCGCGGATCTTGGTCAGCTGCTGCTCCGGGGTGATGGCCGGCGCGTCCGTGTTTTCGGGTTCAGCGGGCTGCTGCTCTGCCACGGGCTCCGGCTGCTCAGCGGGAGCGGGCACCGGATTCTCGGCAGGAGCGGCTGCGGGCGCCGTTGCGGGCTTTTCCGGAGCCTTTGCGGGCTTGCTCTGGGGCTTCTCCAGCGGGGTGGTGTTCAGCTGCTGCAAAGCGGTCAGCAGCTCGGCGGCGCTCTCGCCGTTGATAGTTAAAGTAAAAGTCATTGCGGTAGGTCCTCCTTTTTGATGTGCTCTTTGAAAAACGTGTACCAGATCACTGAGCTTTGTCCTCCGGGTATTCAGGGTTGCGGGCGTGATCCCGTTCGATCACGCCGTACTGCTGCTGGCTGCTGCGTCGGTAGTACTCGCTGTCCTTGCGCATCCCCCACAAGGACAACACCAGACCGCCCGCTACCGCCAGAAAGATCACCGGTGCCGCTTTCGCAGCCTCCGCAGCCACCCAGCCTCCACGCACGACCAGCGCATACGCAATGCCGTTGACGATCCAGCGGATCACCCGTGCCGCGCCGATCAGCGCGAGAATAACCACTCCGTTTGTTACCAGAATCGCCCCGCCAGAGGACATCTTAAAAGTGTATCGTTTCATTGGTCAACCCTCCATCCGATCCAGAAGCTCTGCCGCAGCTGTCATCACGCCGGTAAGATACGCAGCGGGATCTCCAGCACCGTACATGGCGGTCATGCCTGCCATAAGCGCAGCACAGAGCCTCATCACCTCAGTACGGCTGCCCCTTAACTCAATCTCCGGGTTCCCGTCTGCACCGAGCTGAATGTGCAGATACGGCGTTTTTTCTCTGTTATCCATGCTGTTCCTCCTTTGCAACTTCAGGGAAAAAGTAAAAACCAACTTCGCTTTGCGGAATGTCAAGCGCAACACAGATCTTGCAGATCTCGCTGGACAGCCATGGCGCCGAGCCGCGCATCCGGCGGCTCAGGAGCTGGGGCTGCATTCCAACGGCAGCAGCCACCTCACTGTCAAGCAGTCCGCGCTCCCGGAACAGAGCGCGCAGCTGCCAGAAGGGGCTTTGCCGAAATGTACCAATCAATGCCGTCTGCATCGTGCTCACTCCTTCACAGTCGCATCATGTGCGACATTCTGGGCAAAGAAAATCTGCTGTCCTTCGTCTGCGCTCAGATGCAGGGCTTTCGTTATAGACAGCACTTCACCGATGGTAAAGTCATCGCCGCCGGTGTTTATCTTGCGATAAAGCGTTGATTTGCTCAAACCGACAGCGTCTGCAAGCTCTACTACGGAAGTCCCGCGCTCCACAATGGCTGCTTTGAACTTCGCTACGTTCACGCTCGTCACTCCTTTCTGTCGCATACCGTGCGACACCTGTAGTATAGCTTCTCCGTTTCCAAAAGTCAAGCACATTTTTGCATGATACGCGACAAAAGTTTGAACGGTACAGAAAAAAGTTGCAAATTTGCGATTTTGCATTATAATAGAGGAGAGAGGAGGCGTTACAATGACGATTGGCAACCGGATCAGGGACAAAAGAATGGAACTCGGCTTGTCCGTAGATGATCTCGCTGCAATGCTGGGCAAGAACCGGGCAACGGTCTACCGCTACGAAAACGGCAATATTGAAAACCTGCCCATCGGCGTACTGGAACCTTTGGCTCATGCGTTGCAGACAACACCGGGCTATCTGATCGGCTGGACAGAGGACGATTACGACTGGGATCGGGATCTGGACAACCGGCTGGCCGCGGTGGCGGGTCATCGCTGGGAGGAGCTGGTAAAGAAAAACCACGGGGACAAAGCCGCCGCATGGAAGGACTGGAAAAACATCGAACGCGATCAGGCTGCAGAGGCTGCCAGAAGCAGCGCGCTGCCCGCTGGCGCTACGCTGTTCAATCCTCAGCAAGTCGCGCCGCTGCTCGGATCCGTCCGGGCGGGGCTGCCGATGTACGTTGAAGAAAACATTGAAGGGTACCTGCCCATCATGCAGACCGATGGGGCGCGGTACTTCTGGCTGACCGTACGCGGGGACAGCATGACCGCCGCCGGGCTGAATGATGGTGATCAGATCCTTGTCAGAGAGCAGCCCGAAGTGGAAAACGGACAGCTTGCGGTGGTCATGGTGAACGGCGATGAAGCTACGGTAAAGTATTTCCGGCAGGAGGGCAATCTGGTTATCCTGACGCCCAAAAGCTTCAATCCTGTGCACCAGCCGCAGATCTACGATCTGAAGCACATCCCCGTCCGCGTGGCGGGACTGGTAGTGGAGTGCAGAAAAACGTTCAGGTGAGGAGGAACTAAAATGGCATATCGGCGCAGCAAAGGAACCGCGGCCATGACAAAGGCCTTCAAGGACAGAAACAGAAAGCGGGATAGAGCGAATGCAAAAGCAATGACTGGTCTGGTCGGCTTGGTCGTGGCCGCCTGTACCGCTTTTGCCGCTCTGTGCGTGATGCTGTTGAAGTGGACGGTACAGGCCATGCTGTGGCTCGGCAAGCAGATCGCAGCGGCAGCCGTGTTCGTCTGGGCGAAGATCTCCGCAGCGTGGCGCTCCCGGCAGCAGTGAGCGTCAACCACGTCAACGTCAGATCTCTATAACCCCTCGCGGGCGCGTTTCAAGATTTTCCCCGCGGGTGTATATTCTTCTTTTCTTCCTTTTCAGGTCTGGATATAGAATCTATGTTGACACAGTTGACAGAACACTGAAAAGCCGCATCACTGCTGAACGTCTACCGCGTCAACCGGCTTTGGCGGGTCGGTTGACAAAAGCAAAAGAAAAACGCCCCCAGTGTTGGCGCACTAGGAGCGTTTGCAATCAGTCTGCCCTTGGCGGGGCGTACAGACCTACACAGCTGTATTGTACCACCACAGGGCAGGCTTGTCAAAGTGTACCTATGGAGGTGTGTACATGGCCAGAAGAACGAATACAGCCGCATGGCTGCCAAACCAGCAGCGCTGGCAGATCAAGGTGCAGAAGAACGGCGTGCGCCGGACTTTCACCAGTGCAAAGCCGGGTAGAACTGGTCAGCGGGAAGCAAACCGGAAAGCGGACGCTTGGCTAGATGAGGGCATCACGGATACAGCTAAACGCTGCTCTGATGTCTGGGCAGAATTCTTGGTCTCCGCGCAGGCTGCCGCGGGCAGCAGCTACGCAGATCAAATAGAGAAGTTCGGGCGCAATTACATTCTGCCAGTGATCGGTGCGCAGCGTATCGGGGATCTGAACACCGGTATGCTGCAGGATGTGCTGAACCGGTCTTACCGCGAGGGCTGTCTGAACCCGGACAGTGAACGGAAAAGCAAAGGCAACCTGTCCCGTAAAACGCTGCAGGGGATCCGCGGGGTCGAAGTGGCTTTTGTCAAGTGGGCACGGCAGCACAAGTATACAGCGCTGCGCCCGGAGGACGAGAATTTAGCGGTGCCGAAGGGCGCGCGAAACAAGGGAAAAAAGATCCTGCAGCCCGAAGCCCTGCGTGTGCTGCTCTCCACAGATACCCGTGTGATCCGTGGAAAAGTCGTTCCTGATGATAATATCCACGCCTACCGTGTGGCCGTCATGACAGGTTTGCGCCCTGGGGAGCTGCTGGGCCTGCGCGTGAGCGATGTAGAAGGATCCCGACTGCATATCGGGCGGGCGATCAACCGCCAGAACGAGGAGACAACCGGAAAGAATGAAAACGCGATTCGAACGGTGATCCTACACCCGTTGGCTGCTGCCGAGATCCGGGCGCAGCTACAGCAGCGTACCATGCAAAGCGGACCCCTCCGGGATGATGATCCGATTTTTCCGCTGCCGAACCAGCAGAGCCTATACAATTTTTGGCGGTTCTACCAGCGCAGTAACGGCATCCCGCCCATAAGCCTGTATGAGCTGCGGCATACTTTTGTCAGCCTGATCGAGGATGCGGTGTCCCCGGCAGAGCTGCGTCGCATGGTGGGGCACAGCAAGAGCATGGACACGTTCGGCTGGTATAGCCACGCCGTCACCGGCAGGGATAAAGCCGCAGCGTTGGCGGTTTATGACGTGCTGGCCGAGTACTCCCCAGCACCAGAAAAACCCACTTTGTAA